CCCTACTACATTAACTATTACATCTTCTGCAATTGCTTATACAGGAACAACTACAGTTAAAATTAGAGAATCTCTAACTAACGGTATTTGGGGAGACACAGTAACAGTTTCAGTTACTAAGGACGGAACAACTCCGCTAGGACAATTGTTAGCAGAAGCTATCAACGGTAATACTAGCTTTGTTAATATTAGAGCCAACTGGAATTCTACAATTAACCAATTGACTATTACCCACGAAAAGGGTGGAGATTTTGAAATTTGTGACGGTACTAGTGCCGGTAATTTCTTTAATGTTTTAGGAGTACAACAAAATGTTACACCAAACGTATACTATGCTCCATACCTTGATGTTGACACATTATCCGGTGGTAACCACCCTAACTATACCGGTTTAGTTTCTAATTGGAAGCCTTTAGTTTATGAAGCTCGTCCTACAGCTCCTTCAACTAAACCAGCAAATGGTCAGTTATGGTACGATAATAACATCGATGCAGTTGATATTATGTACAATGACGGTACTGCATGGAGAGGCTACATGAATGCCTTCGAAGGTACCGATCCTAACGGTCCTATCATTGCAGCACTAGCTCCATTAACACAATCAGATGGTATTACTGCTTTAGTCACTGGCGATATCTGGGTAGATAGTTCTAACCCAGATGAGTACGGTCAAAACATCTATGTTTATAATTCGGTACTGGGTGTCGGCACAGCTGGTTGGGTTAAACAAGATGTGACAGATCATACAAGCCCCAATGGTTGGGTGTTTGCAGATGCTCGCTGGGGAACTGCCGGCTCTATGGCTGATCCAGCAACTGTCGTTGAACTATTGAGCAGCGATTTTGTTGATTTTGATTGTCCAGATCCAGCATTCTATCCACGTGGTACACGCCTATGGAATACACGCCGTAGCGGTTACAATGTTAAAAAATATATCCGTGGATATATTAACAAAAATGACAATAATACTCGTTACAACGAAAGCGAGTCTATGAGTGGTTACTTTGAAGATCGTTGGGTAACGACAAGTGCTAACAATGCACACGGTGTTGGGTCGTTTGGTCGTTTAGCTCAACGCAGTCTAGTTGTTGAATCACTAAAAGCATTAGTTACTGCTAATACAGCTATTCGTGATAGCGATACATTAACATTCAACTTAATTGCTGCTCCTGGCTATCCTGAACTTATCCAAAATATGGTAGAGTTCAATACCGATGTCGGCTTAACAGCATTTGTTGTCGGTGATAGTCCGTTCCGTTTAACTAATAATGCTACTACTTTGAAACATTGGGGCAGCAACGCTGCTCTAGCAACAGATAATGGTGATGACGGATTAGTTACAAATGATTCGCAATTAGGTGTATGGTATCCAAGTGGTTATACTAACGACAACCTAGGACGCAACATTGTTGTTCCGCCAAGCCACATGATTTTGCGTACCATTGTTAACAACGACAATGTTGCTTATCCATGGTTTGCACCAGCAGGTACACGCCGCGGTGTTGTGGACAATGCTAGCTCTGTAGGTTATGTCGATCCAATGACTGGTGAATTTGTTACAGCAAGTTTATATCAAAGCCTACGTGATGTGTTAAGCAGTGTTGAAGTTAATCCTATTGCCACACTACCAGGTGTTGGTTTAACTGTTATGGGTCAAAAAACTCGTGCAAGTAATGCAAGTGCATTAGACCGTGTTAATGTTTCTAGATTGATTTGCTATCTACGTAGACAACTAGCAGTGTTGGCTAAACCTTACTTGTTCGAACCTAACGATTCCCAAACACGCCACGAAGTTACAGCGGCTGTGAATAGTTTATTGTTAGAATTAGTAAGTCAACGAGCTCTATATGACTATGTCGTAGTATGTGATACAACCAATAACACACCTGCAAGAATCGATCGTAACGAGTTATGGGTTGATATTGCTATCGAACCAGTTAAGGCTGTAGAGTTTATCTACATTCCATTGAGAATATTGAACACAGGTGCTATTTCGTCTGGCAACTTTGGCTCTCAATCTTCAGGTTCAGGCGCATAATTAAAAGAATAAGGAGCATAAAATGCCAATCGCAAGTTTAACAAGATTTTCAGTTCCATTAGATACTGATGCCAGCGCCAGCAGCCAGGGGTTGTTGATGCCTAAACTAGCGTATCGCTTTCGCGTTACACTAGTTGACTTTGGTGTAGGTGGAGCCCCTACTACCGAATTGACCAAACAGGTTATGATGGTCGATCGTCCAAAGCCAAGTTTTGAAGAAATCAAATTAGATGTTTATAACAGCACAGTAAAATTAGCCGGCAGACATAAATTTGAAGATATCAAACTTAAACTACGTGACGACATGACCAATGCTGTAACTACACTAGTTGGTCAACAAATGCAATCACAGTTTGATTTCTATGAGCAATCTAGTGCAAGTTCCGGCCAAGACTACAAGTTTACCATGTACATCGAAATTCTAGACGGTGGCAATGGTAGTTATGGTCCTATCACATTAGAAACATTTGAATTGCAAGGTTGCTGGATTAAAGTCGTCACATATGATGGCGGTGACTACAGCAAGGCAACGGATCCACTAACAATGGAATTAACTATTTGTTACGATAACGCTGTACAAACTCAGTTTGTTGGTGGTGGATTAATTGGACTAGGTGCACCAGTCGGTCGTACTAACGGTACTAACTCTATTGGTAGTTAATTTTATACTACTTCAAAAGCCCAGTAATACTGGGCTTTTTTTATGGCATAAATATTGATATGGGCAATCCTTATAACGACTATTATACCAGCGGCGGCGATGGGCTTATCTTTAAGACCTACGACCATGCGACTAAATTATACATTAACGATAAATTAGCTAGAGCACCTAAAGTAGGGTTTCTGTATTATGTTTCTTTTAAAGTTAATCAAAATGTAAATTCTATCGCTGAAGTTGGGCTATTAGTAAAAATGATCGACCTTCCTAAATTTAAAATTGCCACAGAAACTATAAATCAGTACAATAGAAAAACTAACATACAAACTAAAATAACCTACGAGCCTATCAGCATAGAATTTCACGACGATAATAGCGATATTACGAACGGACTATGGAAAGCATACTATCAATACTACTATGCAGACACCGGCGCCGATTTTAGTGATAATAAGTTTGGTGAAGGATATGTTCAATACGGACTTGCTAATGGACAAACAACTCCATTATTTGACAGTGTAGATATATATTCCTTACATCAAGGGAATTTTACAAAATTTACACTGATAAATCCGCTAGTTACTCAATGGGACCATGATAGTCTAGATCAATCGGACGGCTTAAAAACATTGAAGAGTAAGATGGTTCTAAACTATGAAAATGTTGTTTACAATAGTGGTGTTATTGCCAACGACGACCAAGCAGGTGCATTTGAACAAACATACTACGATAACCAGCCAGGGTCTGTAGGAATGTATGATCCTTCTGCAATCGGTGCTGCTCCCGGTGCAGGATCTCTTTCTACCAAAGCCGGCAATATGAATCAATTTACAGGACCAAGCCAAAGTCAAATTAATAAAGTTGCTGCTCTACAACAAGGATTATATAACGGCCCTACAGTAGGATATCCAATTCCACCAATACCGTCATCGCCGGTGGGTGTAAATATACCTGTAATACCGCAAATTCCCTCAATATCTGCGTTACCCATCCGACTAAATTAATATGTCTACCTATAACAATTTACCCCAGTCTCTACCTGCTAATGCAACTATACAGGCATTTGATAATTATTACATTAAACCTATACAGTTAAATGCCGGTACATTTGATGCTATCCGTGGATTTTTTAACGGCAAAGGTTTTGATCAAGTAAGTTCAGAAACTATTGCCACAGCAATAATGAAACAGGCTCAGTTAGGCAACTACAACCCTATGCAGGTATTAGATAATATCAAAGGCTTAACAGACCTTGAATTAGGAAATTTAATTGCTGAAATTATGAATCATAGCAGATTTAAAACAAGTATGCTAGGATCAACAATAGCCTCTAATCCTTACTCTGCTGTTACAAGAAACATATTAGCATGAGTCTCAAGTTTGCTCAAGGAGCCTACTCTCCTAAAAATCCCGAAAAGTACATAGGTACTAAAACTCCCTACTGCCGCAGTTCGTGGGAAACGACCTTCTGTATGTTCTGTGACAATAATCCTGCTGTGGAATCTTGGGCCAGTGAACCAGTTAAAATTCCCTATCGTGATCCACTCACTGGCAAACAAACTGTATATGTTCCTGACTTTCTAGTATCCTATATAGATAAGAATAATAAAAAACATGTAGAAATGATTGAGATTAAACCTGCTAGTCAAATGCTGATAGAGCGTGTAGGTAAGAATCCCTATAACCAAGCACAATTTATTAAAAATCAAGCCAAGTGGGCGGCGGCAACAGCATGGTGTCAGAATCAGGGCATCAGATTCCGCATAATCAACGAACACGATATTTTCGCTAATACAAAACCGCCCAGAAAAAAGAAATAAGTAAGAGTATGACTAAAAAATTAAACGAAGTGTTTAACTTGCCCGACCAAGACGAACCTCTAGTAACTCCTGAAGACGCTCCTGAAATGGGCGCAGTGATTAACCTAGAAGAACGCCTAGAAGAGTTTGACAAAATTTCTGCTGCCTTGCCCCGTGTAAAAGGCCTAGGCGATATCAGCGACTCTGAACTAGATGCATTGGCCAACAAGGCTGAACAGGCCTATGACGATCTAATGGATCTAGGTATGAATGTCGAGGCACGCTATGGTGCTCGTATGTTTGAAGTAGCAGCACAAATGATGAATGCTGCTATACAGGCCAAGACCAACAAGATTGACAAAAAGTTAAAGATGGTTGATCTACAACTTAAGAAGCTGGCCATTGATCGTAAGAACGGCGAAAGCAGCACAGCTCCTGTAGAGGGCGAGGGATATATACTTACAGATCGTAATAGCATCCTAGAGAAATTAAAGAATCTGAATAAATAATACACTATGACTAAATCATTTAAAGAATATCTTTCCGAATCTTTTGCTGCTAAAAAACATGAATTTCGTGTTAAAGTAGCAGGTGATTTTACCGCTGAACAAGAGTCTAAACTACAGACCATGTTGAGCCGTTTCCAAGTTGAAACATTTAAAAAGGTAGGCACTACACCTATCCAAGCACTTCCACTAGACTTTCCACAAGTTAAAAACTGCGAAGTACACATCTATGAATTTGTAGTTGACTATCCAACTACTCAACAAGAACTTACAGAATACCTAACACAAGGTCTAGAAGTTAATCGTCAAAACCTTGTTGTTCGTCGTCCCGGCGAACCCTATGAACAATATCAAGAACCTGTGGCCAAGCGTGAAGGGGCATTGTTAAATGACAATACCTACGCTGAAGCAGGTGATCCTAAATTTGAAGACTACTACGGTGACAAATACAATAGTGGCTTTGTTAAAGAATTAAACGATTTGCTAAAACTAGAACGCAAAGCTCGCGGGGAAGAAATTCCAACTGAAAGTGTGGCCAAATATAATATCGAAGCTCCACAGAACAATACAAGTCCTATTGCCAAGGGCGAAGGCACCTATATGGTTAAAGCAGGAAACGGAAAATAATATGCAAATGATCGACGTACTAAAACGCCTAGCAGAATTAGATGCAGGCAATCCAAATGTAATCAAAGAATCACAATCTGTTGAAGAATGTGGTATGCCTCCAGTGGGCGGTATGATGGCAGATGCTATCATCGAACCGGCAATTGAAAAGCCTTCTACTCCTGCTTCTATCAATATGACCGCAGGCAGCGGTGAAGAATTAAGCAGCATGTTGGCTACAATCATGCAATTAGCCGGTGTACAAAAGGTTGGTGACGAGCACATGGGCGTAGAACACGAGCCAGCAGTTATGACCGCTGAGCCTGCTATGACCGGTGCTACTCCTAGTGCTGGCGAAGAAATGCGTGCTGTGCTAGACAAGATGCACGACGGCGGTGCTGAAGGCGGTGAAACCGACGAACCAGAACACGATGGCGAGGAAGAAGAAACAGACGAAAGCGCAATGGGCGGATGGGACAATAGTCCTAACAACCCTAACGATAAAAATCAGTTTGATTCTGAAGAATATGCTAACCACGAAAACCAACCACAAGGTGGCAGTGTTCCTAAAGACCATGAAAATCGTCCACGCGATCGCAACCAACCAGTTGCCACAATGGAACAACGTTTGATGGCTGAATACAAGGCATTCCTTGGCGCATAAGCTGATTCAACTAATCCAAATAGCTCCTTCGGGGGCTATTTTTTTCAGTAAATAAGATTATGGCAAGTAAAAATCTCGATGGCAAACTTATAAAAACAGCACATTCAACTCAGAAGTTTACTGAGGAGGATATTGCTAACTTAATAAAATGTCAAGATCCTGTCACAGGGGCTAAATTTTTCCTTGACAACTATTTCTTTATTCAACACCCTACTAAAGGTAAGATACAATATCAAGCGTTTCCTTACCAACAGGAATTATTACAAAGTTATAACGATCATCGATTCAGTGTTAATATGCTAGGGCGGCAGATGGGTAAGACTACCACTGCTGTGGGATATTTGTTGTGGTATGCTATGTTTGTTCCTGACAGCACTATTCTAATTTCCGCACACAAATACACAGGTGCTCAAGAAATTATGCAGCGCCTGCGATACGCCTATGAAACCTGCCCCGATTGGATTCGAGCAGGTGTGACCAGTTATAACAAGCAGAGTATAGAGTTTGACAATGGTAGTCGTATTGTAGCGCAGACAACTACAGAAACTACCGGCCGGGGTATGTCCGTATCGCTACTCTATTGCGATGAGTTTGCCTACGTAGAGCCAAATATTGCCACAGAGTTCTGGACTTCTATATCGCCTACACTGGCCACAGGTGGTAAGGCCATTATTACATCAACACCTAACTCGGACGAAGATCAATTTTCCTTGATCTGGAGAGAAGCCAACAAGCGCATCGACGATTACGGCAACTCTACAGAACTAGGTAAGAATGGTTTCTATCCCTATATGGCAGTATGGAGCCAACATCCTGACCGCGACGAAGTATGGGCCAACGAAGAACGCAGTCGTGTAGGAGATGAACGCTTCCGTCGAGAGCACGAATGTGAATTTATTATCTTTGATGAAACTCTAATTAATAGTATATGTCTTGCCTCGCTAGAAGGCATTGAGCCTATTATGAAGATGGGGCAGTGCCGTTGGTATAAAAAGATCAATCCAAAGTATACCTACATTGTGGCATTAGATCCTAGCCTAGGCACCGGCGGCGACCCTGCAGGTATACAGATCATAGAACTTCCATCATTTACTCAGGTAGGCGAGTGGCATCACAATCTTACTGTTATTCAAGGTCAGGTGCGTATACTGCGAGATATATGCCAGCACATTGCTGCCGAATTTAACAAGAAAGGCATTACACCTAGCCTCTACTACAGTGTAGAAAACAATGCTGTAGGTGAAGCTGCTCTAGTGGCCATAAATGAAATAGGTGAAGAAAGTATTCCGGGACTATTCCTCAGTGAACCTATACGCAAGGGACACGTTCGTAGATATCGTAAAGGATTCTATACAACCAGCAGCACCAAAATATCCGGATGTGCCAAGTTAAAACACCTAGTAGAAAGTGGCAGATTACACATCAATTCTAAAGCACTAATATCAGAACTAAAGACCTACATCGCCAAGGGTCTAAGTTTTGAAGCCAAAGTAGGACAACACGATGACTTGGTCAGCGCTATGTTGTTAGCAGTTCGTATGGCCATGGTACTACAAGACTGGGATCCTGCTATCTACGATAAAATGCGTGAAGAGCGCGATGACGAATGGGAAATGCCCTTGCCCATTTATGTCAGCGGATCTTACTAAATAGTAATTATGAATGCAATTCAGATAATTTCTCAAGACCTTTTCGACAAAGTTCGTAGCCGTTTTCAAAATTTAGAAATGGGCGACTCTACCGGTGCTGTTACCATTGACCCAGCAGAAGCTCGTTTCTACGATTTCGACTTTGTAATCGAAGGCAACAATCTAGGCCGTGTTAGTGTTAGCATCGGCGACCCTGGCATCCTTAAAGTATATTACAGTCAAGGCATTACAGAAAATCAAGATGATCCAGCCAAGCAAGAGTGGTATAAATTTTTAAGAGAAATGCGTATATTTGCCATGCGTAGACTGCTACGCTTTGACACACGCGACATTGCTAAAACTAATTTAGATAAAAACGATTTTCAACATTTGGCCGCAACACAGCCAACTAAAGGACAAGATATGACAACTATGAACGAATCACGCTGGAGTCCAAAGAGCAGCAAAAAAACTAGTCGTGCTACATCAGGCCGTACTGAAGTTATTGTTCGTCACAGCAACGATTTCCAAGAAACCTATGCAGGCGCTCGTAGCCAACCTAAACACATTAAATCTATCTTTATTCAAAACGCCGACGGCGAACGTTTCAAATATCCATTTATCCACACAGCAGGTGCGTTTGCCATGGCTCAACACGTAGACCACGGTGGCGTTCCACACGATCCAGCAGGCAAAGCAATTATTAAAATGAGCGAAGAAATTGCTCAACTAGGCGCATTCCACAAGAAAGTAAGAAATGCTACCTTGCACGACGATGCAATTGGTGTAACTGAGCGTGCCCTAGGCCGCATGAATGAACTCAAGGCACAGGTAGCAGCATTAGGCAAAAGACATCACTACGAATCATGGATTAACGAATTCAACGGTATGGCCGACGAAGGCGACATGATGTTAGATGCTGTTACCATGGAACAATACAAACAGAAGTTTACACAAACCAGTTTCCAAGAAGAACTCAGCGCATACTTCCCACTATTACATAAAATCATGAGCGAAACTAACGCAGTTGAATTAGAAGATTATGTTAGTGAAGGCAGTGATGATGACGCTTGCCCAGATTGTGGCGAACATCACGAAGGTGCCTGTAAAGACGACGACGGCAAAATTAAGAAAGAAAGTTTCGAAATGTTTGCCGAGTGGGCCGAAGCTGTAGAGCAAGGTAAATTAAGCGATGATCAAATTGCTCAATTAAAACAAGCACTAGGCGAATTACCACAAGGTCAAAATGGTCCTGAATTAGAACTAGGCCCACAAGGTTCTACAGCTATTCAATTCTTCCAAGGTCTAGGTCTAGATGACAGCGACCTAGAAGATAAACTAAAAGACATGGCCAATGTTGACCCAGAAACCGATGCTCTAGAAGTATTCAAAATTTGGTCCAACGATAACTATCCTGAATTAGCAGTGGCATTAGGAATGAGCGACACCGGTGAACAACCACAGGCTGATGCACCTCCACAAGAAGTTGGTGCTCCGCCTGAAGGTCAAGAACAACCTGCTGCTGAAAATGAAGAAATGGACGGTCCTGCTAACAAGACCATGCCTACTCGTGAAGCAGTGGTCAAAGAAGTTGCTAAATTGGTTAAGAGCCGTTACAATCAAGATAACCCAGAAGTTGGTCCATTCAACGGCAAAGAAAACATTGCTCTAGATGTTAAGAAAAAGATTGCCGAAATGTTTGGTGATAAAGTAGGCGAACAAGCTGAATCTCTAGCCATGCAATTTATGGAAAAACTTTCTGAACACTGGCAAGAAAAACACGGCCAAGTTAGCCAAGATGATGGCCTAGCTCGTCTAAAAGAGTTGCTAGGTAACGTTAAAAACAAGGTGGAAGACATCGATCGTCCTGCCGGCGGAGTTGCTACAACACACGGAATTATGCCAGCTAATGAAGATATTTCTGATATTTTGAAACTATCCGGTTTGGCAAAATAATATCGTAAACTGGCAACTTAACAGGTTGCAAAGATAAATAAAGTGCGTACAATTAGTTGTATGCACTTTTTCTTTTTAGTCAGTGGGCTTTAAAGGAATGGCATATAAAATCATTTATTAAGGAAAAACATTATGGCAACTTTAGCAGAAATCCGCGCAAAGCTTCAAGCTTCTTCTCAACAAAACTCCAATCAAGGCGGTGGAGACAACGCAATTTACCCTCACTGGAATGCTCCAGAAGGATCAACTACTACAGTTCGATTCCTACCAGACGGTAACCCAAATAACACTTTTTTCTGGCAAGAACGTAACTTGATCAAGTTGCCTTTCGCTGGCATCAAAGGTGAAACAAATTCTAAACCTACATTTGTGCAAGTTCCTTGTATGGAAATGTGGGGAGAAACTTGCCCTATTCTAACCGAAGTACGTCCTTGGTTCAAAGACAAATCTTTGGAAGAAATGGGTCGTAAATACTGGAAGAAAAAGTCTTACTTGTTCCAAGGGTTTGTCACAGACAGCAAACTTCAAGAAGATGGTAAGATTCCAGAGAATCCAATTCGTCGATTCATCATCGGCTCACAAATCTTCAACATCGTCAAGAACGCATTGATGGACAGTGAAATTGAAGAATTGCCAACTGACTATGTTCGTGGCTTGGACTTCAAGATTGCTAAAACTGCCAAAGGTGGTTATGCTGATTATTCTACTTCAACTTGGGCTCGTCGCGAACGTGCTTTGAGCGAAGCAGAAAATGCAGCCGTAGCTCAATATGGCTTGTTTAACTTGAGCGATTTCTTGCCCAAGAAACCTGGCGAAGTTGAACTTAAAGTTATGAAAGAAATGTTCGAAGCATCAGTAGATGGTGAAGCATTTGATATGGAACGTTGGGGTCAATACTTCAAACCAGCAGGTGCTGGCGGCAGTGGTCAAACTACAGGAAGCGCTCCTACAGCGTCCCCAGTAAGCCGTCCTGCTCCAGTAGCAGCACCTATCGATGACGACGATGTCCCTTTTGAATCAGCGGCACCTGCTCCTTCAGCACCCTCATCAAGCGGTGATGCTGGTTCACGCGCCGCAGATATTTTAGCTAAAATTCGTAGCCGTCAACAATAATTAGGAGATAGATTATGGTAAAGAGTTTCGATATCTCGAAATTCCGTAAATCTATCACTAAGAGTATTGATGGTTTAGGAATTGGTTTTAATGATCCAACAGATTGGATCTCAACTGGTAATTATGCGTTGAATTACCTCATCAGTGGTAGCTTTGATAAAGGCGTACCATTAGGCAAGGTAACAGTATTTGCCGGAGAAAGTGGTGCAGGTAAATCATATATCTGTTCAGGTAATTTGATTCGCCACGCACAGGAACAGGGCATTTATGTTGTTCTAGTTGACTCAGAAAATGCGTTAGATGAACAATGGTTGAAGAATCTAGGCGTTGACACCAGCGAAGATAAACTTCTAAAATTGAATATGGCTATGATCGATGATGTGGCCAAGACGATTTCAGAGTTTATGAAAGAATACAAAGTAATGAACGAGGACGAGCGTCCCAAGGTCATGTTTGTTATCGATTCGCTGGGTATGTTGTTGACTCCTACTGATGTAAATCAGTTCGAAGCAGGTGAAATGAAAGGTGATATGGGCCGTAAGCCTAAAGCACTGACATCGCTGGTTCGTAACTGTGTCAATATGTTTGGGAGTTATAATGTCGGAATGGTTTGTACGAATCACACATACGCTTCGCAAGATATGTTCGATCCAGACGATAAAATTTCTGGTGGACAGGGATTCATTTATGCATCTTCTATCGTGGTTGCCATGAGGAAGTTGAAATTGAAGATCGATGCAGATGGCAACAAGACTACAACTGTAAACGGTATTCGTTCAGCTTGTAAGATTATGAAAACACGCTATGCAAAACCATTTGAAAGCGTTCAAGTTGAAATTCCTTACACCACTGGTATGAGCCCTTTTAGTGGTTTAGTTGACTTGTTCGAAGCCAAAGGCTTATTGAAGAAAGAAGGTAATAGTCTTGTCTATACAACCAAAGATGGCGAAATTATCAAGCAATTCCGCAAAGGTTGGGAGAAGAATGAGAAAGATGGCCTTACTACAATCATGGCCGAATGGGATGATTCCGAAGTAAGTGCTGTAGTAACCACAGAAGAGTCAGAGGAAGCATAATGGAAGAAGATCAAATCATTGGAATTTGGGATGTATTTAAAGAATATATTCCTGAGAAAAATAAAGATACTGCTGCCAACCACTTTGTCGACTTCTTAGTCGGCCAAGATATTGAAAGTAGTGTCTTACAAGGTCTTGTAGGCTACGATACTCACCTCGACGATGCCATTGAACTAGTATTAGGCGATGAAGTCGAAGAGGAAGAGGAAGAAGATTACTCCTACGACGACGACGAGGACTATTGATCGTGACATGGTATGCTAAAGTATCGAAAGATATAGCATATCTCCCAAACTGTTTAGATCATTTCTACAAAGAACTAGAAGACGCAAGGTCAGAGGTCAAAATCCACGGTAATGTGGAGAAGGCCTCTGCTTCGTTGCCTGGTATTGTAGAACAACGATTTAACCAACTACAAGAGATTGAAGCTATTCTAGAGTATCTCAACATTGAGCTACGCCGTATTCGCTCTAAGACTTTTAGAAAGTATTTAGAGAGTTATGCTCGTGCTCTAAGTGCCAACGAAGTTAGCAAATACGTCGAAGGTGAAGCAGATGTTGTTGATATGGAAAAAGTCATCAACGAATTTGCCATGTTGCGTAATCAGTGGCTAGGCATTATCAAAGGCCTTGACATCAAAGGCTATCAAATTAACAATATTATCAAATTAAGAGCCGCAGGGCTTGAAGATATTACTCTGTGAGTGTATAATAAGTTATGAATGTAGAAGACTTAATCATAGGACTGTTTAGATGCAATTGTGATCTCAATAAATGGGATGGTGATGTTGTGACTAGTTTCTATGAACAGCTAACTGACGGCTTAGGCTTCACTGAAAAGCAAAGTCTTTTGGCTATTAGGATACTTAAAAAGCATTCTAACGAGCTATCCTCAAAAACTGGTGTAGATGTTGCTGCTTTGATTGAAAATCCGGTGTTTAGATTGCCTGTACGTAAAATCAGCAATGCCAAGACAATGAACATTGTTGAAATTGAACCACATAAACATTTTGTCGAAGTTCGTTTCCCCTACAACGAAAAATATATTGCTGCCTTTAAGAAGGCCAGAGACATGCAGGTCAGCGGAGTATGGGGTGCTGATGTAAAAGCCTGGATTTTTCCGGTATCTGAGGGAAATTTACGATTTTTAATAAATTTTGCCAAAGAAGAAAATTTCACCATCGACGAAGAACTTGAAAAATATGGCCAGGACATAGAAAATATTTTGTCTAACATAGACAACTATATTCCCGCTTTAGTCATAGATAACAAAATACCAAAAATTGTGAATTTTCCTGAAAATTTGTCAAATTTAGAAACCACTGATATTCGTGGTGCGATTTTCGAAGCCAGGAAATTAGGTATAATGGTTTGGGATGAAACTATTTCTAACTACATCGAAAGTGATCAGGTGTCGGAATTGTTAAGAAATTTCTTAAAATCTGATCCATCGGAAAATTTCCAGATTTTGAGTGAAAATAATGACATTTCTTGCCTAACTGAAATCCTATTAAATCTCGGACCAACCTTGTTTGTTTTGCCCGGTGGCTCCGAAATGGAAAAATTGGCAAAAACTTACGAATACTTAAAAACTATCGATATTGCCAATGACGAAATTAGTGTGATGTTTAGATTGCCGTCAACAACCAGCCAAAATTTCAATGAATTTGTAAAATTTAACCAGTTGAATAGTCCTATCACTAAAAAAACTAAAATTGTTTTCATCAGCGGAAAGTTGCCCAAGACAATTTTAAAGAGTGGCATTAAATTTCACAGCGTGATCAATCTAGGATTTTACAACGCTCACTATACAATGAAAGAATACCTAAAAAATCAGGAAAATTTGGTATCTTACATTGACAAAAAATATAAGAAAGAGTATCCCTTTGCCTTCCTGTAAAATTACCATACTCGACGAAGTGAATGTCAAGATTGCAAATTTAGATCTTGACACACGCAAGGCCTTGGTTAAAAAATTCAAGTACGAGGACCCTACTGCTCGCTTCAGACCGGCCTATAAATTAGGTCGGTGGGATGGCACAGTGAGTTTCTTTGGTCTTGGCGGCACTACCTACATGAGTATGTTGCCACAAGTTTTAGAATATTTAGAATCACATAACTTCTATATCGAACTTGAAGATCTGCGTACTCCTTTAGACCTAAAATTTGATGAAATTTTCGTGGATTTTTGGGGTGAAAAAACATGGCCAGTTGGTCATCGTTTTGCAGGACATCCTATTCGTCTGCGCGAAGATCAAGTTGATGTTATTAATACTTTTCTTAAACATCCGCAGAGCATACAAGAAATTGCTACAGGGTTTGGCAAGACAATCACTACTGCAACTTTGAGTAAAATTTGTGAAAAATACGGTCGAACAATAACCATTGTTCCTAACAAAAGTTTAGTAGAACAAACTGAAGAAGATTTTGTAAACTGCGGATTAGATGTTGGCGTTTACTATGGTGACAGAAAAGACCTAGACAAAACACATACAATTTGCACTTGGCAAAGTTTGAATATTTTGGATAAAAATTCCAAGAATTGGGATGAAGCAGCCAGTGCAAAAATGGAGATGTTATTAGCAGATGTTTGCTGTGTCATGGTGGACGAAGTTCACATGGCCAAGGCAGAAGTGCTAAAGACCTTGCTAACACGTAATCTAGCTAGTGCTCCTATTCGTTGGGGACTAACTGGTACCATACCCAAAGCAGATCACGAATTTCAAAGCATCAAAGCCAGCCTAGGTGAAGTCACTAATCATGTATTTGCTCACGAACTCCAAGAAGCAGGCGTGCTGAGTAATTGTCATGTAAATATTATCCAGACTGCAGAGTGGAAAGAATTTAAATCCTATGCAGAAGAATTAAAATATTTGGTCACAGATGATTCTAGATTGAATTATATGTGTGACCTAATTAAAAACATAGCAGAAACCGGTAACACACTTGTGCTAGTTGGACGCATTGAGTCTGGCAAAGCCATGGTAGATAAAATTCCTGACAGTGTTTTTATTAGTGGCGAAGTAAAAACAAAAGATAGAAAAGAGGAATACGATGAGGTTAAAACGGTTAATAACAAGATCATTGTGGCGACTTATGGTGTG